ACACCTTGACGGCAATAGTAGCCCAATTAGTTTTGATAGACTGTGCTACACGATAGCGAATTGCGTAGGCTTGATAATCTGTGCCAACCCAGACATCATCACGCTTTTCAGCAAAATCAATTTCTCCGCCATGAAATCGGCGGGCTAGAGATGAAGGGCGATAGAATTGCCCTACTAGTAAATCCTCAATAGAATAAGTTTTCATTTAGTTTTCCTTTCATTTTGTTACTCCGTAAGTTTAGCAAAAACCACTGACATTTTCAAATCCAAAATGCGTATAAATCGGACATTGTGATTTTTATCACAAAAGTAAATTTGTCTGGTCATATTTTTTTCGGGCGTGTCGCAAATTTTGGGGTTGTGGATAACTCTTCGTAACCTGTGGATAACCCTCACAAGAACTTGCGGGCAGCTGTCGATCTTGTCAAATCGACACGCCGATTATTTATCTATTTTATTTAGTAAATAATTATTATTTAGATTACGATTATTATTTGAGAACATAGCCTCAATTACTTTTTTATCCTTTTCACGCTGGATTTTGCGTTGCTCTTCTTGAGCCTTTAGTATTCTGTTATAAGTATCCATTTAGTTTTTACCTTTCTTAGTTAGGGAGAATTTCTGTTCCGTAGTATTCTACGGCGGAATACAAATCCATCATTCCTTTATAGTCACGACATCTAGGGCAGAAAGCGTTCCACCCGTCTGTTAGTGTTGAACAAAAAACACAGATTTTATCTGTTACGCAAAAATCGTTATCTACTAAGTAGCCGATTATTTCATTTTTATTTAGTGTAGTCATTTTATAACCACCTTTCTTTTTTTATCTTATGTATGGAATACTACCATAGACCACTGACAAATTAGCCCGTTTTTCGGGCGTGTCGGAAAACTATTTTTGTGATTTAGATCATGTGGATAACTTACGCTCAAAATTTCGGGGATTTCCACAGCTGTGCATAAACCTGTGGATAACGCCCACAAAAGACTGCGGGCAGCTGCGCCTTTTGTCAAGGCGACACGCCGTTAGTTTAGTGTGAGATATGCCACAGAGAAGCCTATGCCTACGCATAGGGCTATTAGTGAGATAGTTTGGAGGACGATCATTTAGCACACTCGCAGTGTTCTATCTCGTACTCTTGGCGGTTACCTACATAGATAACGCCTCTACCATAACATAGGGAGCATTTAGTCATTTTATATCGCCTCCGCCAATTCTTCCAATTCCATTTCATCTTCTAATTCTAGCATTTCCTCTAGAGAGATTTCAATAGGGTCTGCCTCTACTTCATCATAGTATTCAATTTCGTATCCGTGTTGAATACTTTCATACTTGTAGGAATTGTCTGTGTTATCGAATGAATACATTTTTAGTATCTCGCTTTCTTTGTTTGCTTTACTTTGTAGATTCTATACGCTACCACTGACAAGGCAACTAGTAGCATTCCTAGAGGTGAGAGGTAGAAATCTAATTGGGCGGTCTCGAAGGCTAGCCCATCGCTTGTTATATCTATTACTAAGTATCTGTCCATTTATTTATTTCCTATTCGTTTAGTTAGTTTAGTTAGGGTCTTATTTGCTAGGCTCACCCTTTCGGTTTATTTGCTAGGCTCATACCCTTATTTAATTGTTATGTCTGTAAGACTATCACCTATGACCGACATTATCAAGGCGACACGCCGTTAGGCGTGTGTGACCTTAGTCACGGGCTACCGCTAGGGTACGCCATTCGTCACGGCGTCCATTGGTAGGGCGAACACGGACGGCATAAGCGTCAGCGTCTACATAGTAGACATTGTCACGAGGCTCAGCGTCCTCGATAATGCCCTCAATAGAGCGGCTACGATAAGCCTTGCCAATTAGTAGAGATTCGATTGAGTGTAGGTTTGACATAGTGTATGTCCTTTCTTTAGTTTGTTTAATAATATAATACTAGCAGGGGGGTCTGACAAATAGCAACTCAGAAACTATAACAAATCGGACATTGTGAACTAAATCACAGATTATTTGTGTGATTAGCATCACAATTATGGGCGCACTATCCGAAATGTCCGAATTTACGGATATGTGTATCATACAAAATAAAAAAATATTAACATTTTTATAAATCTAAAAAAGTAGTTGAGTAAAACCAAAGCGGGGTGGTACAATAAGATCATGAAATTGTTTTTACGAATACGCTAATCCTCTTGGGGATATAGCTTAATCTGGTTAAAGCAATTGTCTTATATACAATCGAGTTTGGGTTCAAATCCCAATATCCCTACAAAAATTTTTTTTAACATTTTATAAATCTAAAATACTAGTCGACTAGAATACCTATTGACTTTGCTAATTTTTTAATGATACACTTTAGTTCGGTTTGTGGGGGCTTACACTGGAACTCAAATATACCAGATGTCTTGCTTCTCCTATCTCAACATTGTAGCAATTTTTTCAATGGGGGGAAAGGGGGGCTTTCCTAAAATCTAAATTCCCAGATATCATTTATATAGTAAATATACTATAATTATCACATATATTTATAAAAGGAGATTTATCATGATTAATTACCCAATAGGTGAATGGGAAACAGATTTTGAAATACCAGAAGACTTTGTTTCAGAGTTCAATCATTTTGTTAAAGAAATAATGAAAGAAGAAACAAGCATAAGACATCCTCTATACGAAAGACTTTTTATACTATGGTCTGCTGCAAAGCATGCTTCTAAGCTAGAAGGAGATTTTGTAGAGTGTGGAGTATATGCTGGATTCACTTCTTACTTCATGGCTAAGCACTCTAAAACAAATATCCACCTATTCGATTCTTGGGATGGTGTAACTGATTTTACAGAACATGATAATGAATATTATAAAGAAAATCCATTTAAGATACCAATGCATCATGCTGAAAAAACAATGTCAGAATTTGATAATGTCGTTTTTCACAAAGGCGAATTCCCATTTGATTTTGATCAACTAGAAAAAATATCTCTATTACATATTGATGCTGATAACTACAATCCTACAAAGATTTGCTTAGAGCAACTATGGGATAAGATGGTTCCTGGTGGAATTGTAATAGTTGATTTCCATGATTCATGGGCAACTGGGGCAGAAAAAGCAACTAAGGACTTTTTTGAAGGTAAAAGAGATCTTATCATGTTTAGGACTGGGAAATCTTTAATAATCAAATAATGGGCGGGAGAGTCTAAAAAGCTATGCTTGAGAAAAGGCTTCTAATGGGCTTTATAGACCTTGGAACCAATAACTCCATATATGGACTACCTAATGAAATCTTACTTGTCCAAGAAGCCCTTAAAGCCTTTATTGACTACATAGACTCTAAATTGCTGGAGTGTCCAAATATTGAAAATGGCATTTGCCATACATATTGGAGACATGATGATTGTAGGATATTGATGGATATCTTATTTGAACTTACCTTGGAAGAAAGATATAGGGCATGGAAATAGCTATTATTGGGATATTGTCTCTATATGGGTTTATTATTTACCATATACTGAAAAATACTGATAAGATGTATAAATGATCTTCTAGTTTCGCCCGCCGCCGCACTTTTTTTCGCACTTCAGGGGACATGTATAATATTAGATGATGTATAATTACATAGTGATATTAGCCTGCATATAGGCTATTAGTAAAAGGAGCTAAATATGAATTGGTTAAGAACAATAGAAGAAGATAGACTAGTTGCCATGTTTGAGAAACTAGCATCTGAATTAAAAGAAAAAGAATTAGCTGATAACCCAAGAGAATTAACTGCCGAAGAGAACAATGAGTTAGGCGTATCTTTAACAACTAAGTGGCAGAATGAAAATGCTGATGGCATGGAAGAGAAGCTAGTTGAGCTATATGGTACAGAAAAAGATAAGCTTGATTATGCCAACTGGAAAGTTAAGGGAGAGTAATTATGGGAATACTGGACACAGTAACAAAGACTAACGAGTACGGGCAACATGGAATTCACATCTTTAAAAATTTTTTTACAGAAGAAGAGCTCGCACTTCTTGATACTTGGGTAGAAACAAGTTACAGTAGCTCTACTGATGTTTCTGGACACCTTACCGCAAAAAACTATTCCATTATAACCAATAGAGAATCAGTTAGACCATATTTTACTAAGTTAAGAGAAGCAATTAAAACTAAGTGCAGCACAGAGACTTTGTTTATTGCTAGAGTAAAAGTTTTAGAGATTTCTCCATGGGAGTGGGAGGAGCTTGTTGATCCAGATTATGTTCCTACCGAAGAGCAGCTTGCTTCATGGGATAGGCCAATGAAAACTCTTAGTTATAATCTTACAGAGGTTAGAGAAGCTGCATTGGCTTCAGTACCTTCTAACGGATACGCACTAGCCGACTTCGAAAGTGGAATTGTTTCTAATCCACTATTTTTAGATATTTATCAGAATCCAATAGAGATTGATGCATATCATGCAATGGTAGTTTTGAACCCAGAATTTACTGGAGGTTCTGTTACTGTTAACAGCTCTATTACCAATGAAGACGTTGTGTTAGATCTAAATCCTGGAGACGTATTGTTCTTTAATAAGAGCGTTTCTGGTGTACAACAAATTTCAAAAGTTTTAACTGGAAAAAGACGTTGTTTTAATTTAGTACTAACTGAGGATAGAGCCTTTAGAGTTTAACGCATATGTCCATACATGTGCATGAAAACTTTATAGAAGGACAAGACTTAGAAAACATATTAGGGTTTAGCAAATCGTTTAGCCCCGAAGATAAGTTTCTTTGGGGTTATAACGATATTGTTAACTTAGAATATGAAAATAAAAATAACATTATTGGTTCACTAGATAAGTGTGTGCTATTTTTGAACGAAGAGTTCTTAAAAAAATATAAATTAAAAAATGATTTAAAAGTAATTAATATATTTGGTGCAGGGTTGAGACCTGGGAAAAAGTATACTAGACATCAAGATAAAGAATATACATATGAAGGCAAAAAAGACTCAGATGTAGTATACACTGGATTACTTTATTTAAATGATGATTATGTTGGAGGAGAATTACTATTAGAAGATCATTCTTCTGATAGTGTAACAGGTGGGCATAAATTAATTAAGCCTAAAGCTGGAACTTTAATATACTTTACAGAAGATGTCTATCATTCAGTAATGCCCGTTTCTGAAGGTATTAGATACAACATAGTTATGTTTTTTTCAGACACAGACTTGCGTAGACCTTTAGCTAGAAAGACTACACTAGAAAACTTTGGTTATTAAGAGTATTTATTATTGTCGTAAAAATTTGGTACCTTTAAAAATGCTGGTAACACATATCTAATAGGGCCAGCACCAACATGTCTAACTCCATGATTAAACTCATCATTACCTGGGAAGACAATTAGTGTTCCAGGCTCTGGAACAATTTCAATGTTTTTGTTGGGCCAGAACACCTGACCATTTTTATAATCATCATGTATATATATGATTGCTGCATACTTAATTGATGGATCTGTGTGTTGATCTGTATGGGCTACAAGTTCCACCCCTTCTGGCATTCTTTGAAAAAAATAAAATCCAGAGCATATTAACTTTTCTGTACCTTGATCCATAATTTTTTGAAGTCGATTACTTACTTGGTGATGAATAGGGTTATCTGTAAATGCTAAGTTTTTATCGTGCCAGTTTTGTGTTACTTCGAATAGACCTTCTGCAACTAAATTTTCAACATCATCTCTTCCAAACTTAGCCATACAGAATTTAGCAAGTCCTTGCGTATACTGAATTTCCCAATCAGCTTGAGTAGCATTGTTTATTATTTCAAAATATTGTTTAATTTCTTCGTCTGTAACAAAATTTTTTACAAGCAATAATCCTTCTACTGGAGTTTCTACTTCATAGCCAGCAGATTCCATTTCTTTTTTGAGATATGTTGTCATGGTTATATTATATCAAAAAACCCTAATAGGAGGCGGATCCTATTAGGGTTCTGTGCGTTTCCGCAATACATGAGGGCAAAATATGGGATGCTCACCTCATGTAAATTTATTTAATTATGTCTTTTTCAACCATTACTTCGTAAACAGCAGTAAGAGCGTGTTCGATAGAAGGAGTACTCTGTTCAATAAACTTAGAAACTTCCTCTTCACCCATTCCACTCATTAATGCCATGCTTTTATTAATTTCGATAAAGGTTTCAACCATTACCGCAATAGCTTCTTCTTTACTCATTTTCTTCCTTAGATCTGAAGGCTGGTGAGGGGCCCAGCAAAAAACCCTCTTGATGATATTCTACCATTTTAGCAAGCTGTTGTCTATCATTTTCATCTTTTGATAGTAAATTTGCTATAAGGCTTAGCAGGTCATATATTCTATGGAGCATAATATAATTTACCATGGGTAAATTATCTTCCATGTCCTGAGTTATATAATCTTCAGGCATTATATTTTTCATCGCTAGTTATTTCAAATAGAACCTGATTTATAGTTTTATTTGACTGAGACTGCTCATCTAGATATTTAACAAAATGTTTAATAACTCTATCAGCGATAAATTCCCTAGGTATGTGAGCGCATGGGATCACCATGGATAGCTCTAGTATTAAATCTTTATTATAAATACTTTGCATCTACGTATCCTTTCATTTTTTTATACATATCGATTCCTATATATTTTTTATAACTACAAGAAATGCAGTATAGGAAAATTTTATCTTCTTCATCTAAATTTGAAAAAAGAAGACCCTGATCTAATGGGCAATCCATTTTAGGAACAAGGCCTTCTTTTGATAGAGATAGGTACCTTGATACAATTTGTATTTTAATACCTATCCCCTAACTACTTTGGAAATTGAATCATCAATCTCTTTGCTTTACTAATAGAATTTGGCCACGATGACCAGTCTATTCCGCCTTTAGTCATATAATACGTTATCTCTGCGTTTATGACTGGATCGAACAAAAGTACGTTCGACCTCAATTCGAATTTCTCTTTACGATCTATACCAAGGTTACCCAGCATGTTGATCTGAAAAATTCCGTAGGAACTGTCTCCAGTGCTCCTGTTGCCATTGTATGCCATAGGGCGTCCATTAGACTCCGCTTTAGCAATGGCCCACGCCATTTTAAGGGCGCTTCCTTCAAAACCTACAGACTTGAGAAGTTTTACTAACTCATTATCTGTTAACATTTCCGAAGGTTTGTATACAGTATTGCTGAATTTTTCCAGCGTTTCTCTTTTCAGTTGTGCTTCTGTTTTAGACTCTACCTTTACAGTTAGAGCTTCGGCTGGCGGTGTATTAACAACTGGTGTTCCAGTATATAAAAACATTAAACCAACCGCTATTGCAACATAATGATGTAAAACATCACTAAGTTTTTCTTTTATATTCTCCATTGGCATTTCCTCCATTAGAGATAACGGACTATAATCATAACATTGTTATTTAGTACATGTCAAGCTAGTCGACTATAATTTTTATTTATAGTTAACTAATAATCTTACTGTTTTTTATTAATCTATTTTCTAAAGCACTTCCCTTAAAGAATTTTCTTTGGTAGAATTATCTTCTATTGTTTTAAAATTAAACCGCAAGGCGGAGAAAAGGTGCTATATGTCAAGAATTATTGAAAACCCATACGAAAACTTTATTGCATTGTCGAGATATGCAAGATGGATCCCAGATGACAATCGCAGAGAAACATGGGGTGAGACAGTTGATAGATACTTTAGTTTTATGTTAAATCATCTGAAAAATAATTTTGACTATGTTCCAGATAAAAAGCTTGTAGATGAACTTAAAGAGTTTGTTTATGATAGAAATGTAATGCCTTCAATGAGAGCAGTAATGACTGCAGGTCCTGCTCTTGATAGAGATCATGTTGCAGGGTATAACTGCTCATTTGTTCCAGTTGATTCACCTCGATCATTTGATGAGACTATGTATATCTTAATGTGTGGAACTGGTGTTGGATTCTCTGTTGAATACAAGTATGTCAATAAGCTTCCTGCCGTTCCAGAAAGTTTTGAAAAGTCTAATACAATTATTTCTGTTGAGGATTCAAAGACTGGATGGGCAAAGGCGTATCGTGAACTTCTTGCAATGCTTTGGGCTGGACAAATTCCTTCTGTTGATGTATCTAAGCTTCGCCCAGCGGGTGCACGTTTAAAGACAATGGGAGGAAGGTCATCTGGACCACAGCCTTTGATTAACCTATTTGATTTTACTATTGCAAAATTTAAGTCAGCAGCAGGTCGCCAATTGAAACCTATTGAAGCTCACGATATAATGTGTAAGATTGGTGAAGTTGTAGTTGTTGGTGGAGTACGTCGTTCCGCAATGATTTCGTTATCTAATATTAACGATATTGAAATGGCAGCCGCAAAATCTGGAAACTGGTGGGAAAACAACACTCAACGTGCACTATCAAATAATTCAGTAGCATATTCTCGCAAACCAGAAATGGAGCAGTTTATAGCAGAGTGGAAAAATTTATATGATTCAAAATCAGGTGAGCGTGGCATATACAATGTTGCCGCTGCTCAAAAGCAAGCAGCAAGATGGGGTAGAAGAGACCCAGAAATTCATTACGGAACTAACCCATGCTCAGAAATTATCCTTCGCCCTTATCAGTTCTGTAATTTATCCGAAGTTGTAATTCGTGAGAATGATTCTTTAAAGGATATTGAAAATAAGGTAAAGTTAGCAACAATTCTTGGAACATGGCAGTCAACCCTTACAGACTTCAAATATCTTCGTAAGATTTGGAAAGACAATACTGAAGAAGAAAGACTACTTGGCGTTTCATTGACAGGTCAATTTGGACACAAGTTTATGTCTGGAAAAGAAAACTTAGAAAAGCTTGGAAAGTTCTTAGAGGACATTAGGGATGTTGCAAGATTTATTAATAAAGCAGAGTCAGATAGAATTGGAATCAATGAGTCTGCAGCTATAACCTGTGTTAAGCCTTCAGGGACCGTCTCACAGCTTGTAGGAGTGTCTTCTGGAATGCATGCATGGCATTCAGAGTATTATATTCGTACAGTTCGTGGAGATAAGAAAGATCCCCTATCAACATTTTTAAAGGAAGTCGGAATTCCCGTAGAAGATGACTTTATGAAGCCAAATGATACATATGTATTCTCATTTCCTGTAAAGGCACCAGAAGGTGCAATTGTAAGAAATGATTTAACTGCAATCGATCATTTGAATACATGGTTAGTTTATCAACGTTCATGGTGTGAACATAAGCCATCTATTACTGTATCTGTTAAAGAAGATGAATGGATGGAAGTAGGGGCTTGGGTATATAAGCATTTTGACGAAGTCTCTGGAATCTCATTCCTTCCGCACTCAGATCATAGTTATAAGCAAGCACCATATCAAGAGGTAACAAAAGAAGAATATGAAACTCTTCTTTCTCAAATGCCAAAAAATATTCGTTGGGCAGATTTATCATTTTATGAAACCGAAGACGGTACAAGCGGAACACAGACTTTAGCTTGTACATCAGATGGAAATTGTGAAATTGTAGATATTTCAGCTTAGTGCTACAATAATAGTATTGGGATAAAACCCAAAATTCCTGGGCACCCCGCCCAGAAGCAGGGAGGTCTTTAATGAAAGAAGATCTTAATAATGATGGAAAGGTAACAATGCAAGAAAAAATTCTCGCAGCGCTAGCAAGCTATGGTCGTCACTTTTTAGGTGCGGCTATTGCACTATACATGACTGGCAATACAGACCCAGGAGATTTAATTAAGGGTGGTATCGCAGCATGCTTGCCAGTTATTTTAAAGGCGTTAAATCCAAACGAACCAAGTTTCGGGTTTACAAAGAAGGCTTAATTTAATAGTCGATTAGGATGACTCCTGTGCTAAAATTGGCATAGGAGTTTTCCTATTTTAGGAGATTTTGCAAATGGCAGTACAAAAGAATTTCGAAGTAGATCAAAATGCTACTTTCACCTTTGAGGTTCAATACACCGAAGAGGATGAAACTACGCCTATTGATTTAACTGGCGCAACCGCTAAAATGCAGGTGCGTGATACTAAGGGCGGAAGTAAGTTAGCTTTTACATTAACTTCTCCTTCTGGAGGAATTACTATTGACGGCCCAAATGGAAAATTAACTATTAAGATCACTCCTACTCAAACTAATAAAATGTTTTACCCTAAGTCTTCTTATGACATTATGGTAGTTGATTCTAATAGCAATAAAATAAAATTGCTAGAAGGATTTATGACATTGAGTAGGAGCGTGACTATTTAATGGCAGATGTAGTAAAAGTCGTTGAAACTAAAAACAAAGTAATTGTATCTACTCCAGGATCTCAAGGTCCTAGAGGAAGAACTATTCTCAATGGTTCTGGTTCACCTTCAGCCAATTTAGGCTTAGAAGGAGATTTTTATTACGACAAAGATTCTGCAACATTCTATGGTCCAAAGCTATCCGACATCACATGGGCAGGAGCCACAGTAGTAGAATTTGCGACAACCGAAAACGTTTCTTATTCTACATCCTGGGAGCTTTCTCAAGTTGTTGGTCCAGTAAATGGTGAATACTCTATACAAATAACACATAACTTAGGATACAGTCCAAGTGTTACGATTAAGTCAAGCTCAGGCGATGTAGTAGAAACTGGCATCAATTATGATTCTCTTAATGTATTAACTCTTGTAATGGCACAGCCATTTTCTGGAACAGTATACCTATCATAAGGAGATAAAAAATGGCAAGAAAATTTTTGGTAAGCGTCGACCTAAATAAAAATGAACTTCTCAATGCCAGAATTCAAAATTTAGGTAGTGCACCGTCCAGTCCAGTAACTGGTCAAATTTACTACAATACTGGAGATAATACATTATACTTCTGGAATGGAACAGAGTGGATTCCAACATCTGGTTCACAAGAAGTAATTCAAGACTTAATAGGCTCTTCGATAGATGGCGGAGTAGGATTAACAAAAACCTATAATGATTCTACTGGAGTAACAACTTTAGATTTAGACGATACAACAGTAACTGCAGGATCTTATGGTTCTAGCACAGAAATTCCTACCTTTACAGTTGACGCACAGGGTAGACTAACTGCTGCTGGATCCACCACTATATCTACGGATTTAGATATAGCTTCAGATTCTGGAACAGATACAATTTCTCTTCTTTCGGAAACATTGACAGTTTCTGGCGGAGAGGGAATAGATACTTCGATTTCTGCAGGAACAATTACAATTTCTGGAGAAGATGCATCTGATACTAATAAGGGTATTGCAAGTTTTAATTCTACAGATTTTTCTGTAACAAATGGTCATGTAAGTTTAGCTAAAGATCCAGTAATAACACTTTCTGGAGACGTTGCTGGTTCTGCTACTATGACAAATCTTGGCGACGTAACAATTACAACAACTGTTCAGCCAAACTCTGTAGCTTTAGGAACAGACACCACAGGAAATTATGTTGCGACAATTGCTGGAACTGTAAATGAAATTACAGTAACAGGTTCTGGTTCAGAAACAGCTGCCGTAACTATCGGATTACCAGATGACGTAACAGTTTCTGGAAACTTAACAGTTAATGGAAATCTAGAAGTACAAGGCTCAATTAACTCTATTAGCACAACTGAAGTCAATATTATTGACAACAAGGTTGTATTAAATTCTAATGTAACTGGAGCTCCATCTGCAGATGCAGGAATAAAGGTTGAGCGAGGAACTTCTTCTGATGTAGAAATTTTATGGAATGAGACTTCAGATCAATGGCAATTAACAAATGATGGGTCAAGTTATCATGAAATTACTAGAAAGTTTAAACAAACTCTTTCTACTTCGGCAACATCTTATGCACTAACTCACAATTTGAATACACAAGATGTTGTAGTTCAAATTTATGAAGTTGCATCTCCATACCAGCAAGTTTTTACAGATGTAGAGCATACAAATGCAAACACTGTAACTATTAAATTTGCTACCGCACCAACTGCTGGAGAATATAGAGTAGTAGTTATAGGATAAGGAATTAATAATGGCAAAATTTAAATCATTATTAAACTTAGTAACTTTATCGGCAGACCCAGTTTCTGGGTCTGCTGGAGATGTTTACTTTAATGTAACATCAAAGAATCTAAAAATACATAATGGTTTAGAGTGGACCGATTTAACACCTGGATCTACAGATCCAACTCCATTTTATATGCATACTCACACTTATGATGGAGATGTACACACGATTAACTTACAAGAAACAATTAACTTTACAACAGATATAAACGATGATGCATCAGTTAATGAAACAATTCCTGCTATAATAGGACTTGATGGCGGTGCACCAAATTCAACATACGACAATGTTTCCGAAACAAATGTTACATTGTTAGACGGAGGCGAAGTTGGCAACTAATTTCCCAACAAATTTAGACGATTTGTCAAATCCACAAGGTACAGATTCCTTACAAGGTCACGCTCAATTACACACAAATGTAA